ATCCTTGATGGACACCATAGATGGTTAACGGCTATGATAATCGATCCAACAATGAAAGTCAACACTATATCAATCGATATGCCTATTAAAGAGTTACTACCGATGATGACCGCATATGGTGACGCAATAGGCAACAAAAGGAATAAATAATGCAAATCGAATCATTTAATAACGAATTATACACGAGTACCATACAGTTTGTTGATATATTCAATCATATCGCATTCACTGGTCGAAATAACAAGACGACAAAAGTTGGTGTTGTTCTTGGTAATAGATCACGTATATTCAAGGATCTAGAAAACCCAAGTAAGTCACCAATCGTATATCCATTGATTGCTGTTCAACGAACGGCTTTATCCCGTGATACCACCCGTGTGAATGATATAAACGAAAACCTTAAAGCAATGACTGGTTCAATTGATTATAATAATATACAAGGTAATCCAGTCAACATAACATTTCAAGTAACCATTTTTGCAAAAAGACAGAGTGAGATTGAACGTATCATTGGAAATTTCGTCCCATTCTTTCAACCAGACGTATATGTAAGGGTACCACATCCAAAATTATCAGACAAGAAAATGAATCTACAAGTTGTTTGGGATGGGGAAGTTGACGAGGAATGGCCTTTCGAACTTGGAGCAGAACAACCCGATACAAAAATAGCGACTGTAAATTTTATATTAAAAACATCGTTGTTTGCGGGTACAAGTAAGTATAATGGAATAAGTAACCCGATTGAGTCAATTCATTTCACATTGACTGAATCATTATCCGGTGAATCAATTTATCCGAATAATTATGTTGGTGGGTTCTATGAAGTACCTTTCACTGTTGATTTGTGTGATTATTATGATGATGTGAGGGATGGTACGATCCCTGATCCAGCAGTGGATGAGTTTATTGTAGAGTAATTGATGGAGTGTGAGTTATGGTAATGGCTATGTATAAATGGTGTGCTGAATGTGATGTGGATACACTACACCACAATCATGATTGTACAGTTTGTAGTGAACGTGAGCGTAGAGTTAAACGGGCAGAGTGGTGTGCGTTAACTGACGGTGAACGAATCGAACTTCTTATGAAACGTATTGAAATACTTGAACGTAAACCCGTAAGATATTGATATTATGAATGATGATTGGCCTAATAATGTATTAGTGAATGAGTGGTCTGGTAAAGAAACGGAGTGTGTCACTGAACCACCCAAACCACCCAAACCACCTGAATGGCGGTCAATGTGTAGTTCTTGCTCTTGGGTGGGACATAGCGGTGATGAACATACATGTTGGACTGGTATAATTTTTGGTGTATGGATAATGATGTTACCGATTGGATTAATGTTGATGTTCATATATAAAGTGTTAGTTTGTCAAGGTATAATAAAAGGATGATTATGAAAGAGATTAAGTTAAAAGAGAATGTTGGTGCAAAAGTATTTAAAGCACCTGAACCATATAGCGGTTACAGTAACTATATTTTCCTAGCTGGTTCCATTGAGATGGGTAAAGCTATTGATTGGCAGACTGAAATATCGGAAAAAATTGCTCATTTAAATATAGGTATACTTAACCCACGAAGAGATGATTGGGATTCTTCTTGGGAACAGACGATTGAAAATGATCAGTTTCGTACACAGGTGATGTGGGAACTCGCTGGTTTAGAACGTGCTAATATCATCGTGGTGGTGTTCGATCCGAAAACAAAGAGTCCAATCACACTGATGGAACTTGGTCTACATGCAAAAGATCAGAATGTAATCGTAGTTTGTCCAGAAGGTTTCTGGAGAAAAGGTAATGTTGATATTGTTTGTCAGAAATTTGGTATCACACAAGTTGACACCATTGATGAATGTGTACCATTGATTGAATCTATTATTAACGTATGACATATATAAGTATTGTATGTAGGAAGTTTGGGTCTATTGTTATCAGTAAAATTTCAGCTGATGATGAATATACATCGGTTGATTACTATACATTTAATAATAATACCAATAACGCAACACGGTTCATAAAAGAATTACGTGCGATGATTGATCCATATGAAACTGAAATCGTTGTGATAAACTTCGATGAATTTTCCAGTATTGACTATATGAATCAAATATATGGTTCACTGCATACATTGAAACTGTTTGGTACAGTCAATAAGGTTACCTATATGTCTGATCCAACAAAAATGTTTAGACGGGTGTTTAGGTACATCGGTGCAGGTAAAGGTCGAAAGATGACCCGTGATGGTGTTGCTGATATGCTTTTAGGAAGCTGTTCATGTAAGTTCTATACAAAATTAGTTGAGATAAACATTGCAAATAAATCAAAACAACTGTATAATCTACATAGGATGGGTTTAGTTTCAGTATATTACATGTTGATCAAAAATAAACTTCAAGGTAAGAATGGATAGTTTAATAGAATATATCGGTAATGGTTCAATATTAACTGATGTTGATGCTGAATGTTTAGCAAGAATATCAAGAAGGATGTATGGAAATGGTTTTTATACTAATGCCATATATCTAGATGCATTCCTACAAAATTCAAGGAGAGTTGAAAATGGCAAAAAAGAAGACTGAAAAAAAGACACCAACTAAGGTTACTGATATCAAATCAATGATGGGTGCGATCCGTAAGCAAACGGGTTCAACCTCATATGACATAAGTCCGTATGGTGATGTAACAGGTTTCATTGACACAGGTTGTTTGTCATTGAATGCTAAAGTGAGTGGTAGTATCAAGGGTGGTCTACCTGAAGGTCGTATTATTACGATTACAGGTGAGTCGGCATCTGGTAAAAGTTTAATAGCGGCTATGACAGTGGCAAACGCATTAAATAACCAATCATATGACCGTGTGTTCTACCTAGACTCAGAAGGTGGTGGGTTGAAAGATTTCCTTATATCCACTGGTGCTCCAATGGATCAGATTGAACATGTATTGGTTGATTCTGTTGAACTTGCAACCGTAACATTGATATTCATCTATGAGAAAATCGAAGAAATGTTGAAAAGTGATCCTAGTCTTAAATTTCTTGTCATACTTGATTCATTTGGTGCATTAGTATCAAAGAAAATGCTCAAGGATGCTATGGAGCATGGTGAACAGAAAGGTGATATGGGTCTAACAGCAAAGTTGAAAAACGCTATGATGAAAAAGATGATGATCCCAGTACTGAGGTCAAATGCATCATTGATCGTGTTGAATCACATTTATGATGATCCAGCGGCTAAATATCCAAGCAAGATTAAGAATATGTCAGGTGGTCATGGTATTATATTCGCTTCTCATGTGATCATTCAAACCGCAAAGAAGCTTATTGATGATGAATCAAATAAAGAAGCACACTTCAATGGTAATCGGATGAGTTTCTTTACAACAAAGAACCGTATCGTTAAACCATTCCACCAAACGGAGATGTTTATCGATTTCAATACTGGTATTGAGAAATATGAAGGTCTTGTTGATGATGCTAAAAAATTCGGATACATAACCCAAGCTGGTGCATGGTATAAAGTTCCATCTTATACGGGTGATAAAAGTCTACGGATGTCGCAAATTTTAGAGGATGATAAATTATGGGAATCATTCTTGGATGATCTTGATAAGGATATCAATAATTCAATGAGATATGGTTCAAAAACCGAAATGGGTGAAGTAGAAAAACAGGAATTGGAGACGTTAGGTAATGAAGATGATTAGTGAAAAGAAGGTAACGATAAGTTTGAAAGAGACGAGTTCACCAATAGTACATAACTCTGTAACTAATACATATACGAAAGGTGATCTTTTCTGTGTAATGATTTATGAGTTGGGTGAGTTGAAGGTTGTAAAATATCCAATTGGTAATATATTTAGAATAATTGAAGATGATATATTAAATGAAAAGGAATTAACCATATGAATGTAAAAGTTATTGGTAAGAAGGTGTTAGCACGAGAGGTAACTGAACAACAACAACAAATTGAGGGTGGTATCATCATTCCAGATTCAGCCAATGAAACTCCACGTGAGTGTATTGTTGAATCGGTTGGTGATGTTGAAGATGGTCTAATCGAGATTGGATGTACGTTGTTGATATCAAAGGGTGCTGGTGTTGGTGTTAATATTGACACAAAAGACTTCATCATCGTTGATGAATGTGATATAATAGCTGTAATCAATTAGGGTTCAAATAATATGACACCGAAATTTTTTAAAGAAGCTGATGTAGAATTGAAAAAACCTGCAAACATGACTGATGAAGAGTGTTCATCATTATGGATACATCGAACTGATGGTCAATGTATATCATTATGGAAAACTACTTTATGGGAACGTGTAAAATTCCTGTTTCATGGTCATATTTGGATTGGTGTGTTGAGTGGTGAAACCCAACCGCCTATATGGTTAGATTGTAATAAAACAACGTTTAAAGAAGAAAAGGAAGTATAGTTATGGCAAAACAGATTAAATTTGATGTAGAGGCGCGTGACGCAATGTTGCGGGGTGTAGAGAAGTTGAGTAAAGCGGTTAAAACCACACTCGGTCCAAAAGGTCGTAACGTGATTATTGATACTGCTTGGGGTGTCCCATCGGTAACCAAGGATGGTGTATCCGTAGCTAATCAGATCACACTAGAAGACCCGTTTGAAAACATGGGAGCACAGATGGTTAAACAGGTAGCGGCTAAAACAGCTGATATCGCTGGTGATGGAACCACTACAGCAACCGTACTAGCGGAAGCTATTTACCGTGAGGGTTTGAAGAACATTACAGCTGGTGCTAACCCTATGTGCCTTAAACGTGGTATTGATAAAGCGGTAGACATGTTGGTAGCGAATCTTACGGAAATCAGTAAGAAGGTTGAATCTTCTGATGATATTATCAACGTTGGTACAATTTCAGCTAATGGTGATGAAAAGATTGGTCGTATTATCGCTGAAGCTATGGATAAGGTTGGAACAGATGGAACGGTGACCGTGGAAGAAACACGATCAATTGAAACGACACTCGAAGTTAATAATGGGATGCAGTTCAAAAGTGGTTATCTATCACCATATTTCTCAACCAATGCGGAGAGACTTGAATGTGAGATGGATGACACATACATTTTGATGGTTAGTCAGAAAATAACAAACCTAAATGACATCATTCCAGTACTCCAACAGGTTCAAAAGACGGGTAAACCACTATTGATCATTGCTGAAGACGTTGAAGGTGAAGCGTTGTCAACATTAGTATTGAATAAACTTCATGGTAAGTTGAATTCTTGTGCAATCAAAGCTCCAAAATTTAGTCATAACCGTACCTTGACAATGGAAGATATTGCAATCTTAACGGGTGGTATATATCTCACAGAAGATCTTGGTATCAAACTTGAGAACATCACACTCGACCATTTAGGTACAGCTGGTCGTATTGTTATTGGTGAAAATGATACAACCATTATTAACGGTGGTGGTGACGAAGGTAGTATTGAACATCGTTGTGTACAGCTTCGTAAACAAATTACTGAGTGTGAAAAGGATTGGGAACTTTTCAACCTTAAAGAACGTTTAGCTAAACTTTCATCCGGTATCGCAATCATTAAAGTTGGTGCAACCACTGAAGCAGAGATGCGAGAAAAGAAAGATCGAGTTGATGATGCGTTACATGCAACACGTGCCGCAATCGAAGAGGGTATTGTTGAGGGTGGTGGAGTAGCACTACTACGAATCCAACCAAACTTGGATGATGTTGGAGTTGTTAATGCTGATGAAAGGATCGGTGTTGAAATTGTCCGTAAAGCGATTGAAGCACCATTGAGACAACTGGTTGAAAATGCTGGTATCGATGTTGGTGTGGTTGTCAATGAGGTGAAGTTCCACGATCTTGGTTATGGTTATGATGTTGCATCAGGTTTCATGGTTGATATGTTCACCGCTGGTATCATCGACCCAACGAAGGTAACCAGAACAGCACTACAGAATGCGTCAAGCATCGCTGGACTGTTGTTGACTACTGAATGTATGATTACCGACATTAAAGAAGATAATCCAACACCAGCAAATGCCGAACAAGTAATTATGTAATTTAATCACGACATTTATCACGACACTGTGTCGTGATAACTGTCGGGATAGAGGAGATATTTATGCCAAAATGTGATAGTTGTGGGGTGGACACTGATAATACTGCTGATAAAAACGCTTGTATAATTTTATGTGATGGTTGTGAAAAAGGAGATGTTATGCAGACACTAAAACTTGATGATCAATTGATGAAATGGGTGTGGGATGGTGTTAAGTCCGGTACATCTAGATTGGGTGTACGTGATATATCACTCAACGAACTACTACTAACGGCAACCAACGGGACGGTTGATGATATTGTGGTTGATGTAAAGAGTGTTACATATACACGTTTAAGGGATATATCAATGAGTATTATAGAATCTGAAGGATATAAATCGTTGGATGAATTGAAAACATCACTTTTACGATTTTATCCAGATATAAATGATGATAACGTGTTCACACTTATTGAGTGGGATTAGGAGATATAAATGTACGGAAAAGAATTAATATTAGATATACATGAATGTAATACCAGTGATTTTAATAGAAAGGGTCTTAAAGAGTTTTTTGATATCCTTTGTAAGAATATCAAAATGGAGCAATGTGATTTACATTTCTGGGATTATGAAGACCCAGAGGAATATGCTAAAGCACCAATCCACTTAAAGGGTACATCAGCAATCCAATTCATCACAACCAGTAATATTACAGTACACACATTGGATGAACTGAATCGAGTCTATTTGAATATTTTTTCATGTAAGGATTTTGATGCTGTGTATGTGGGTCGGTTTGTTGAAAGCTTCTTCAGAGGTAAGATTGTAAATTCAACAGTGGTAGACAGAATATGAACAACGTAGCTTTTATTATACCAACGGGTTTAGGTTGTACCATTGGTGGTCATGCTGGAGATGCAACACCAGCATCTAAATTGATAGCGAGTGTTTGCGATAGATTGATACTTCACCCAAATGTCGTCAATGCATCAGACATAAACGAGATGTCACATAACTCATTATATGTAGAGGGTAGTATCCTTGACAGATTCCTAGAGAATGAGATAAATCTAGATGAAGTTAATAGTAATCGAATCTTGGTTGTTGTTAATGAAATCGGACAACCTATAACCACAAATGCGGTGAATGCGTCTAGAATAAACCTCGGTGCAAACATAGAGATCGAAGAATTGAATACACCACTTATCATGGAAGCTATGATTGAAAACAAAATGGCAACGGGTGTATCATCTGGTGTCAGTGAATTAATTGACCAACTTAAAGATAGAAACGATTTTGATGCGGTAGCTATAGCAACTCCAATTGATATGGCTGAAGGTCTAGCATTAGATTATTTCCGTAAATGGAGAGATGATTCATATGCAAACCCATGGGGTGGTATTGAATCAAAAGTATCAAGAGAGATTGCAACAGCACTGAACAAACCAGTAGCACATGCACCAGTAGAAAGTTTAGATGTAAGGGATGATGATCCAGAGTTATTTAATATACTGTATACTGAAGTTGTTGATCCACGAAAATCAGCTGAAGTGATTTCATCATGCTACATACATTGTGTGTTGAAAGGTTTACATAAAGCACCAAACATAACAAGGTTTGATCGTGGGATAAATGTATCAAGTATAACATGTTTGGTTTCCCCATATGGATGTATCGGTAGACCACATGAAGCATGTTTCAAAGCTGGGATACCCGTTATCGCCGTTCGTGAAAATAAAACATTTATGAATCAGGTGGATGACCGTATAATCTATGTTGATAACTATCTGGAAGCTACTGGTGTGGTAGCGTGTATACATGCTGGAATAACAATTGAGTCAGTTGAAACATATAAAGTTAAGGAGAACTTATGACAGAAGCAAAGAAAACAGCAAAAGATTTTTATACAGAAAATCTATATAAATCATTAATCAAACGAGCAGAGAAATCCAAATATAATGGATTCATTATTCCAACATTAACTAAACCCGATTTGTTAGCGGTGATTGGTGACCTAATTGATGTTAACTCAATGGCAGATGAACGGATTGACGTGCTTGAAAATGACAACAACCTACTCAGACATGATATTGGTGTTATGGATAAACAGTTAAATGAACTAATTGAAAACCAATATAAAAACACCGACACTATTACAGCTGAAGATGTTGAAACTGATATCGATCTTCTCAATGCTGTATCCGATTCCGATAATGTTGGTAATGGTGTTGTTGGTAGTATTGATGGTATGGAAATTGAAGTAGTTGAACCAGCACCTGTTTTGAAAGATAACGTTCGTAGACCTATTGAAAAACCCAAAACACAGATCAGTGCGGAATCACTCAATACTGGTGAAATGGGTTCACATCAATATAGCGACTGGAATTAATTGTAAAAGGTGATTCACTTTTGGTGGGTCACCTTATATAATCCAGTATGGTTGTATTTTACTAGCGTTAAATTTTAAGGATATTGATGGATATTGAATGTATGATTAGTGATGAATTGATTGAAAAATTGATTCTGAAGAAAGTTCTCAGTGATAAGGCATATATGGTGCTGTTTGCTGATATGTATGATAAGCGATGGTTCGAAGATGATAATATTCAAAAGGTCATCGGTTTAGCGATACAATATTATAAAAAGTATGACAAACTAGCAAAGGTTGACACACTTAAACATTTAATTGAAAAGTACTCTCATCGTGATGAAACAATTGATATATCTGATGTACTGTCTACAATAAATGAATCGGTTAATCTGAATCCAGAACTTGATGATAAATGTATTGAAGATAATATCATCAACTACATAAAGTCTCGTGGTTCATTCTTTGCGATATCCGATAATATCAAATCAATTGAAATAGATAGGGATACTTCGAAATGTATTGACCGACTTGAACAATTCAATTCACTGATCTTGAATGAAGATCTTGGTTTGAACTACCGGAGAGATCAAGATAAACACTGGGATACAATCCTTAACCCTGAATCGAAATTATCGTTCGGTATCGAATCAATTGATAAAGTTACCAACGGTGGTATGTTAGCTGATGGACGTTGCTTGGTGGTATTCTTAGCACAAGCTGGTCTAGGTAAATCATTAACACTTAGTAACATTGCTCGTTATAATGCGATGAATGATAAGAAGGTTGTAATCATAACATTGGAGTTATCACAAGATGTATATGCGAAAAGAATTGATGCACATATATCCGGTTGTAATATTGATGAGTTAATTGGTCAACAGAAACGGGCTAGGTCGGAGATTGACAAATTCAATAACGATCACGCAAATCAGGAAATAATCATTAAAGAATATCCACCAAACTCGATTTCATGTTCAGCAATTGACGTATACCTTGAGCGTTTGAAGACATCGGGTATTGTAGCTGACCTAATTTTGATTGATTATCTTAACCTATTGGTTCCACGGGGAAAACAAACCGAATCATCATACACTGATATTGGTAACGTCTCACGTGAAATGAGAGCATTAACCTATAAGTGGAATGTTCCAATCTGTACAGCAACACAAGCAAATACACAGGGTTACAATTCAGAAGATATCGGTATGGAAAACATCAGTGAATCGAGGGGTATTGCCCACACTGCTGACTTTATCATGGCGTTATACCAAACTGATGAAGACCGTGAAGCGGGTGTAATAAAAGGTGCAGTGTTAAAAAATCGTCTAGGTGGTTATATCGGTAAACGTATACCGTTGAAATTAGATCCATTCAGTCTTAGATTAACTGATACCACCGATCAAATTGATGTGGATGAGGTTGATAGGTTACTTGGTGACGATAATGATATAATTGAAGATGATGTCGAACCAGTAATTGATGTTGAAATGGATGTTCATAATATGTAGCCTATGTAGTATAATAGTCTATACAGGAGAAAGAGTTTATGAACACCACCAATAATATTATTATCAACCTTGATGTAGATATTGAGAATCATTTAACCGATATTGAACTTGAACGATACATACAATGGTATTTCCCAGAGTTGAAAAACAATTGTGATATCATAAAGAAGTTAAAGGTTATGTTATTCAACGCTGAGTTTATCGACACAATGTTATATGATTTAGATCTAAGTTATTATGAATTAATTGTTATTATATGTAGATTATATCCAAGTGTTGTGACACCAGCCATAATTCGAAACATAAAAAATGCGTATGATGAATTTAAACTATTAGGTGTTGACGATCAATGAAAGAAGTTACCGTAGATGATGTTATTGGGATGTATTATTTCCAATATTTTAGAGTGGTCAAGGAAAAGTTTATATCGAAAGATGGTAAGCATTATAATAAAGCTAAAAATGATCCAGTCCAGTTGTTAGCATTTACTAAAGCTACCAGCTTCATTAATGAACACAAGATTGATTATATTGATTATATAAGTGATACGTTCGAACATTATAAGAAGTTCCTGAACCCAAAGGTTTTAATCAACTTGGGAAATATCACCCGATATAAACAGGTGATTGAAGAGCGTACTGATGCCAAGAATATAACAACAATATATGATCAGATCTTAAAATCCATCCGGTTCGTTGCATTACAATGTAAAATGATGGAGATGGAAAACACGACTGATTTCATGAGACATTGTATACATAATGATCTACTTGGGAAATATCTAATGTCAGGTAAGTTGTCTAAATATTACTTAGCAATGTTCAGTAATATTGATAAATTATCAAGAATGTTGAAAGAGGATTCTATGAATGAAATACAGCGGGTAGTGGTTAAACACCGTGAATCGATCAACATCGATGCAAGAAATGCAATAAAAATGTTTAATGGTAGTGACAATGTGAGTATAATTGCGATAACGAACTATAATATCAATAAATTAATAAACGAATAGTTTAATAGGAGAATGAAATGTGTACATTAGTAAATGAAATGCCAAAAAAGGTTAAGAAGCGTAGTGGTAAGAAGACCCGTGAAATTCTTAATATTATCAAAATTGAGGAGACATTGGATTCAAAGAAACCATACCGTTTCAGAATGCTGTTCTTCAAGAACCCTGAGATTAATGAACGGGAAGAACCATCGGTGGTTAAATATACCCATGATAAATCGGGTATCGGTAATGATGGTAAACGTACATATGATTTCGTGAACTGTCCTAGAACACCATATGTATATTGGGAATCAAACCCATTCGATACGTGTCCAATGTGTGCAACTGCTGGTCGTTATTTCGATACATATAAAGATAGTGGTTACAAAGATAAAAAAGCACAACGTGAATTTGATAAATATAAAGCTAAACGTTTGGTGATGATTCCGGTATTCATTATACAAGATCCTAACCATCCAGAGAATAACAACAAGTTTGGTGTATTGAAGATTCGTGAATCTGATTTCAGTTATTTGAAAGATGAAAAGACTGGTGAGTGGAGTACAATTGATCCATTTGAGGTTCTTGAAAAGGAAATTGATTCCAGTGTAAAAGGTGGTATGTTCCCATTCAACACCAATGGGGTCGATCTACTTATGACCGTCAAGAAGGTTAGTGTGTCTGAAGGTGTTGATAAACCGTTCTCGTATGATAAGATTAACAAGATTAAGCTTAGTAAAAAATCATATGAAGTTGATGCGATCAACTCTGATGGACCATTCACCAAGTTCAGTAAGATATTTGATGAAGAATGTTACACGGGTGTTACCAAAGAAGAATTGGTTTCATTCTATGATAAACATATTGGTGTTACATATGATGTACCGGATGAAGACATGGACGGTTTAGAAGATGAACCACAACCTAAGAAGACAACCAAACCAGCTGAAAAGAAAGCCAAACCAGCTGAAAAGAAAACCAAACCAGCTGAAAAGAAGGAAGTTGATGATGAAATCCCAATGGACTTCGAAGATGAAATGGGTGATCTAGATGAAATGGGTGATCTAGATGAAAAATCATCTGAACCTGAAATTGAAAAGGTTGAAGAATTCGACATTGATGACCTAGACGAGCTTGATGTTGAAGATATCATCGATGGTGCGGTTGCAGAAGATAAGGTTGAAGTAGTTGAACCAGTATCTGACGACAATACTGGTGACATGGATGACCTAGATGATCTAGATGGTTTCCTAGATGACCTAGAGGATCTATAATATTAAATCAGGGTATATCGAATTCATTAAAGTTTTCGGTATACCATGATTGAAATATGTGATACATTGTATAAATCTAATTATGAGCTACAATAGAAGACAAGAAGATAAGAAAAGACGTGACACCAAACATAAGAAAGGTGGATCACGTGATATAAAAAATACATCAAAACATGATATATCTGATATCTATGATGATGACGATTACAATAAACATGATAAACGTTATAAATAGACGTAGATAAAGGAGAAAATATGAAACCTATTAAATTAAACGAAGGTGCAAAGGGTTGGACGATCCTATATAATTATAAGGGTCGTAAAGTTGTTGGTACCAAACATTTTTATGAACGCATTGGTGAGCGAAACCAAATTGATGAGAAAGCTGTTAATACTATTTTTGAACGTGCAATGGATAGTTTGGTCAAAAAGAAACGTGGTAAAGAGAAGACCGGTGAATATCTAGTTTACTCTAAAGAATTTAAACAGGGTATTGTCATCGATTTTAGAGATCATAGCCTTGATGGGTTTGAAGATGGGAATAATAACATCGTAGCGGTGACATTCCTCCCAAGAACTAAATCGAAACCAGCTGATAATAAAACAACTAGATTGGTTGTTGAATCGAGTGATGTTGATTATTTTAGTCATGATCTAGCTAGTTACATCTATGATACATTTGATGTCGGTAGTGAAGCGGTTATGGAATCAGTTGACCCAGATAAAGTATCAATCATTAGGAAGAAGTTCAATGATATTGAATATGTTGCAGTGTTCAGTGAAGGTAAATTATGGAACATTGATATTGGTATTGTTGAAGTTGATTAAATAAATAAACTTTTTAGTTGATTTTCAGTAGTTAGATGTGTATAGTAGTTGACAGTTAATAAAGGAAAGCAAATGGAAAACATGACATCACAATGGAAACCTCGTACAAACACTGGTAAGACCCACTTCAATAAAATGAAGGGTACTGGTGAATCATGGACGAACCTTCGTTCAGAAGTATGGGGTGCGGGATACGTCTGCAAAGAAAAATGGGTTGACGTAAAATAGTTTGAAATAATGGTTGACTTCCACTAACGAGTTGAGTATAGTAATACATAACGATTGAGAAATCAATCAATGTTCTTTAAAATCTGAATAATTTGGGACGTATGGGTTCCAATTTGCCTTCGGGTAAGATAAACTGCGGTAACGTAGTGAAACAGGGTAGCTTTCTTACAAGTCCTGCCATGGAATTTATTTTTTCATGGACATCTATACAAGCCAAGCTTCTTATAAACTTCACTCCGGTGGAGGATTGGTGGAAGAGCTACAGGAAGAGGGTAACACCTCACACTAACGGATGATGCCGAGAACACTGAATCAATAGTTCGACATTGAAGAAGCAAAGGGTAGATATACTGTTAGAGTTTGTTGTGAACGAAAGCGGTGTGTCAAACTTAGTGGTGAAGGAACCAATTAGGTATTCCTGAGTCGTGAAAGTTGATTCAAGTAACTCGACAGGGTGAAAGGGTATGTCTCGTAGTGTATTTCTGTTTTGGAAACTTAATGGAAGCAGTTGCTGACTGCACGAGGTGGTAAGTTGCAAATATAGCTCAATTGGTAGAGCAGTTGTCTAAGAAACAATTGGTTGGTGGTTCAAGTCCATCTCAAAGCAAAAGACGGTCAGCACGGTTGAATGAAAGTGACCTAACACCACTCAATGTGAGGTGGGTGATGGATTCCCTGCAAGGATGAAATCTATTTGTTAGCAACCATTCATAATATCTTAGCGGATATGAACAGCCCGTAAGGGTTGGTGACGTGAAACGCTAGTAGAGTAGTTTAACTGGATAGTGGTGAAGCAACCACTTTAAAAAATGCGGTCATGATGTTGACCAGTTTGCCCTTAGTGGGAATTGGTGGATAGTTGATTAACGGGTACTCGCAAGGTGTTCGGTACGGTCTAAAAGAAACATCAAGTTGATAGGAGTAATCTCATCCTGTTGATAACATTTTTTGGAATTAATTTGAATTGTATAAATAACATTAACGAACAACGGATATTAGGAAAGAATAAATGAACAAACTTGGAAAACATATTATAGCGGGAAAATTAACAGTGGATAGTAATCCATTGCGCCCGTCCGTCCAATTTGCCAATTATATTGGTATGGAGGCTGGATTTTGACCACTTAAGCAAATAGCTTAAACTTTTTACGAAGGTGGTCTAAAAATAGATCGCCTTTTTTGTTACACTAATTTAAATTGCTCTTTTAGTTCAATGGATAGAATACCGGAGTACGATCCCGATGATAGGAGTTCGAATCTCTTAGAGAGCACCAATTTTGATCTTTGAAAAATAGAATACAGAACGATAGAAACGGTGGGTTAGTTCAGCGGTAGAACGTCTGGTTTACATCCAGAATGTCGGGGGTTCGATCCCCTCACTCATCACCATTTTTTGGAAGTAGATGCATGACGGTGATTGCTACTCATTGCTAATGAGATGGGTTGGAGAAATCCAACTGGGGTTCGACTCCTCTTACTTCCTCCATTGGGGTGGTAGCTTAAAGTAAAGCGGTTCGCTTGCACCGAATCAGATGCGTGGTCGAACACGTTCACTCCACCAATTTGAAATAAATGAAATAACAGGTTGACTTACTGAAACAAGTCGGGTATAACATATACATACTTAAGGAACGGATACGCCTCTGATGATACATGCAAACTGAGTCCGAAATTAAGTTTGAAATAAATGAAACAAATGATTGACAATGATTAACGATTGAGATACATTGACAACATAACGAATGAGAAATTGTTCTGATCTTTGAAAATTGAATATAGATAAATTGGTTTTAGCCGAAATTACCAATAAGCCGAAAACATGTTGAGTACGTTTAGGTTTGAGTAGGCTAATCTTTTATCAATGTAGACCACATATGAATGTGAGTCGTATATTGACGGTATGATTCAATCGTCACATATTAGCAATAGAGTTGAGGAAACCTTTTGTTGATTTGATGAATCTTAAATAATTTTATATCCGGTGTATAGCACAGTCTGGTAGTGCGCGTGGTTTGGGTCCACGAGGTCGCAGGTTCGAACCCTGCTACACCGACCAATTTGATGAATAAGTTGTATGGCGCACTTAGTGTAATCTGAAACGATTCCTATTCGTTTATCAACCTCTGATCATCACTAATTTAAATGAGGCTACGGGGCAACATTAAACTTCCGTTTACCAATTTTGGTTATCGCTTCGGGTTGAGTTCCTAAAGGGAATACTCGGCATCGATGTCTCACAGAAAACAGGACGAAGAGGTGAGATGCTTCAGATCGTTTATTGATAACCTTTAGTCAGTCGTATAAATGAATACGGTTCCCATTGCGGGAACAGATGTTGGTGTCGATTCCAGCTTGGCGATCAATTTCGGGTGTGTAGCTCAGTTGGTTAGAGCATCGGACTTTTAATCCGAGGGTCGAGAGTTCGAGCCTCTCCGCACCCACCATTTTTATTGCGCTGTTGGCAGAGTGGCTTATGCATTGGATTGCAAATCCAAATACAGGTGTTCGATTCACCTACAGTGCTCCATTTTTATTGGAAGGTTGACAGAGTGGTAATGTTCTGGTCTTGAACACCAGTGGCGGTGAAAGCCGACGAGGGTTCGATCCCCTCACCTTCCTCCATTTTGTCGTCAGCTGAATGATAGTGAAACAGATAGCCTTGTGCAGAAAACTACTATTGAATCATTCTCTCAGATGATACGGGTGTATCATTGATTACAGCAGATATTACGGAGTTTCACTGTCACCACAGAAGCTCCACCATCTTAATGCATAGATAGAGCGTAATTGGTAGCGTCACAGGTTGTAACCCTGTTGCCTTCGGGTCTTGGTGGTTCGAGTCCATCTCTATGCACCATTTTAAGTCTCGCAAGTCGTATAGTGGCATTGCTTCTGGCTGTTAACCAGAAAGACGTTGGTTCGAATCCAACCTTGCGAACCAATTTTATACGGACTCTTAGTTCAGTTGGTCAGAACGTCTCGCTCATAACGAGGGTGTCGGGGGTTCAAGTCCCTCAGAGTCCACCATTTTGAAATCATACAATATCTAAGGCGATGTTGCATACAGACCAGTAACTATTGAATCCAAACTCTATGAAGAGCTAAGTAATGGAGAGGTGAAAATAGTGCTCCATGAAATCCGTTGAGAGCATACAAGTACGGTGACATGTAGAATCGGAATAATTGGCCGAAAATGATGCAAGTGCGGTATGCTAATGAACTGCATTAAATGGTATCTGTGAAAATGGCAATATTTGATTTCGATTAATTTAACACAATAAGGGTGTTGGGTACGGGTTATCCACAGTAGTAAGGTAGGTTCGATTCCCACCAACCTTTGGGTTCGATTCCCTTGGAGTGGACTGAAACTACTTTCGATTTATAGGTACACGGGAAGGAAAATAGTAGAGAAGTGTTGTTAGGTTGATTGATAATGTCACGTAATTCCTAAATTAACTCTAGGGTCGCCATCTAGTCATGGATAATGATAAATCTACAACCTATCCAATTTAATATAGTCCCATTCGTCTAACGGTTAGGACATCGGACCTTCAATCCGAGAATAGGAGTTCGATTCTCCTATGGGACACCAATTTTGCAGGTTGACCGTAGTGGGTTAAATCTGCCTAAACCGAATGTGGTGTATTGGAAGCACATCACCCCTCAGTAATCATACTTCACTGGTGTGGTGAAATGGGGAGAAGGATGAGGATTCGAAGTCCGAAACTAGGTTTTGATTATTTTTGTGGTAGTGTAACGGAATCCCATAGACGAATTGAGATATCTTTTCGGTAGAGGATCAAAGTATTACAACAGGGGTGCTTCAGTGCAGTCAAAACCAACTAGTTGTGGTTGTAATATCGAGTAGCACAGGTGGGAAGACCATCTGGTATCGGTTCAAATCCGATCCACAATACATTTTATTGCTCGTATGGTGAAACTGGTAAACGCATCAGACTTAAAATCTGACGACTTCGGTCTTGTGGGTTCGATTCCCACTATGAGCACCAATTTTAGAATCTCATCGTTGTCAATCAACCCCTTACTTGGTGGTTGAGGCAAGAGCAGACGTGCAATTGGAGAAATCCAGCGATAGAACATTTTATGCTCGTGTGGTGAAACTGGTAAACACGCTGGTCTTAGGAACCAGTGCCGTAAGGTTTGTGGGTTCGACTCCCACCATGAGCACCAATTTACTGGGGGTGTCACGGTTTCGATTGTCATCACAAGGTAATAACTACAAGTAGTGGATGAGCTTCAGGCCACTTTAAAAAGGGTTCAACAAACTATAATTGCAGATACTCTAGCAATTGCGGCTTAGTTGTCGCGCACGTAATTAGAAACATTCACGTTCTTTTTATTGTGTTCCTATTAGTGGATTGACTTACTAGGAAAGACTGGTTGACGTAATCCAAAGGATTTGACTGAAATGAAAGTGTTTCAAAAGAGTGTCAGTACTTCTTTGAATATTGACTAAACTTGTAAACGTTATACTGGAAGATAGGTAAGACGGGAGTTCGAATCTCCCCACCTCCACCATTTTAAACAACAAAGGAGAAATAAATGTTTATTGAAGTGTATATGATCCCAGCAAGTGAATGGGGTACAAAGGATAAAAGTAAAGTAAAAGTTGAGGCTAATAAACGAACAGTTAATGTGTCATCTATTTTACGGGTTCAACCATCAACTAATGAAGCATTGAAGGATCGTGCCGAACTAGTGATGTCTGACAAAGTTCGTTATCACGTTCTTGGGTCATATGAAGAAGTAATTGCACGGGTTAACAAAGTTGATAATGTTGAACGTGTATAACAGAACCATACTGGATAAGATTAGGTAGTATCTGCAATGGATACTGTAAAAAATAGAGTGGGTCAACCACCAGCTTAATAAACTCCAGTTTTCGCTGATGTAGCTCAATGGTAGAGCAATGGATTGAAACCCCATGTGTCGTTGGTTCGAACCCAACCTTCAGCACCAATTTTTATAATGCTCGATGTTGTGATGAGGAGGAAAGATTATAATAAGACAGTACATCTTATTCTGACTTCCAATATTTTGTTGGAGCACACCATCAACAATAAAATTACGTAAACCTATTGTTGAATGGAGGAGATCATACCTCTCATTGAGCACCAATTTTTATTGTCTGTGGTTTGTAGGATAACCACAATAGAAAACACCTACCCAATTTAAGACGGTGGTAAAGAAAAACGTTCAATTGATAATGGAAACCGTTGTCAACCATCTCATTACAGTGCCTATACCATGGTGCATGACTGGAAGCGGGAATGAGACGAAAAGTTAATTGAATAGGTTCTATGTGATACTAGTTAAATCATGACTTTCTTCGGAAAGTAGGGTTCAAATCCCTTATTATCATCACCAATTTTGCAATTAGCATATAGGTATAATGCGATTCCCCAGAGAAGGAGTAGAAGTGAATTCAAACCCACGTTGCATATCCATTTTATTGCCCTATAGTATAACGGTCAGTACAGGAGACTTTGAATCTCTGGGTCACGGTTCGATTCCGTGTAGGGCATCCATTTTTATTGCCTTATCGTACAACGGTTAGTATGGGAGACTCTGACTCTCTAGATTTCAGTTCGATTCTGAATGAGGCATCCAATTTATAAAACGCAAGTGTGGCTGAGTGGTAAAGGCGGGTGATTTCCAATCATCTTTTTGCGGGTTCAAATCCTGTCACTTGCACCAATTTTATGCTAGGTTACGCAAGACATAGACTTCCCCAATAGGTATACATCTGGATAGCCTTCGGATAAGCGAGAGGTGCAAAACCTTCGATGATTGGTTCGAATCCAATGCCTAGCTCCAATTTAGGTTAAGCTGTTAACCTCTTAACATTAAGTTGAAGTATCCACATATATGGTGGATTGATAAATAACACACAATTTGAAGTAGAATAAGTCGATACTGTCACCCTAATAGCTTAAAGGTGATGAAAAACATATGAGAGACTCCGCTAGAAGAACGTAATGGACACATGTGATACAAAACAACCAGAACTAGTAAGCAAGCAATGAGGAACAACGTGAAATCCATATGGTGAAAATTTCGCCCACCCTACGTGGTGGAGAGTGTATGTAATCCGATAACATACCTTCAATCCAATTTTAAACACTTTGCCTGTAGATCAATGGTTAGATTGCTAGACTGTGACTCTGGAGACTTGGGTTCGACTCCCAACAGGCAACCCATTTATATATGCCAGTATAGCTTTAACGGTAGAGCAACGGTCTTGTAAACCGAAGGTTGGGAGTTCGAATCTCTCTGCTGGCTCCAATTTTGCATGATTAGCTCAGATGGAAGAGCACGAGATTTCTAATCTCGAAGTCATAGGTTCGATCCCTATATCGTGCGCCATTTTGAATAACATTAGACCACGGCAACACAAGGAATTCCTGCAATATGGATGTAACAACTTTCGTGGTTCTGTTGAATGTGTCCTTGGTGTTATTCATTTCCCCTGATTAGCTCAGTCGGTTAGAGCGTTCGACTCATATTCGAAAGGTCGCTGGTTCGATTCCAGCATCAGGGACCATTTTAAACAATGATATATTAATCAATTTGCGGGTGGGAGGTTCAGTATCTCTCTTGGCTCATAACCAAGCATAAACTGGTGCAAATCCAAGACCCGCTACCAATTTCAATGGGGATATAGCTCAATCGGTAGAGCACTAGCCTGTCAAGTTAGAGGTTGCGGGATCGTACCCCGTTATTCCCGCATTTTTAATAATTCCACCCTACGTGTTGGTATATCATAGAATCTACACCACTTTCGAATAGAATTACCACTTACACCATATTTTATACCAGCTTGTTCAATATTTGTTGATATTATGTCATCTATTAATATATTAACATCAGGTCTTTTGGATATATTCGAGTTTGATACAATTTGAGCACAACTAACACACCGTGTTGATTTTCTATGTATTGTAGTGTTACAGTCAATACATTTATTGATTTTTCGTTTATGTTTACCACTAAATGTTGATGTTTGGGTGTGGCAGTTAGGGCATATGAATCTTAAATTACACATCCTATTATCGTTATTTATACCGTTTTTGTGATCCAATTGTAATACCAACACATCATCATTCCAAAATGGTAGTTGTCCACATGAATCACATATATATGGTAACATATCACCATCGATTATACGTTTCTTAATTCGACCACGGCAATATGTTGAATTTTCAATAAAAACACTATCGTCATCTAATCGACACTGTTTTCTTAGTTGTTCACCATGTTTCTTTAAGTGTATTTTACGGTTTTCATCTAATTTCAAGGTTGAAAGATCATATAAAACTATACGATTTTTAAGTGTTTGCCTATTTCCACAACTTCCACTTAACCCTATAGTTTTTAATACATCAACTGATGATGTTGATGTATCCAAAATATGTTGTAATTGTTGTATGCTATATGTATCAATTTTACTTTTTCTCATTTTTTTAACCTCTTATATATTTATGAACCCACAAGTATTTATACAAAACAGTCACAATACCAATTATAGTCACGTAGCTCAGAAGTGAGAGCATCTGTCTGATACACAGAGGGTCGGGATTGCAAAATTCTCCGTGACTACCAATTTGAGTAAGTAGTATAATGGCAGAACACCATTGATAGTTTGATCCCTCATTCGCCTAGTATTTCGGCTCATAACCGAAGAACATCGAGTTGATATCAGTAATTCTTGACACATAATGGGGAATTAGGTTCGATTCCTAACTTGCTCACCAATTTCAATTAGGGGCGTAGTACAACGGTTAGTATTGGGGATTCCAAATCCTTTGATTTCGGTTCGAATCCGAACGTCCCTGCCAATTTCAAATGCATCATTAGCTCAATGGTAGAGCACCACGTTGCCAACGTGAAGGTTGATGGCTCAACTCCGTCATGATGCACCAATTTATCTATATTCAATTCAGTTTTCGCACATATGGTGAAACTGGTAGACACGCTACTTTCAAACGGTAGTGTCTTATGACGTGTGGGTTCGAATCCCTCTATGTGCAATTTTTATTAAAGGTGGGTGTTTATGTTTATGAAAAGGTTAATTAGCGTATTGTTGGTACTCATCAGTGTATCAATTGTTTCACATAGTAAGCGTATCACATATTGGGATAGTACATCAATCGGTTGGGAAACTCTCGAATATGATACCGAAATGTTTGAATTACATTTGTCTACCAATCTAACATCAGATGATTGGTATAAAATTGGTTTAATACCACTAAACATAACTAATTATTTCCACAATGCAATACTACCACAAGCATTTTTCCGAATCACACCCCAAAATGAACTTTTGAAACTACCTGTACCCAGTTCAATATTTAGCAATGGTGTGTGGGTATCGGATGGACATGACTGGGAATTACGTGATAGAAATCATTGGAATGTAACAACCAATGTACCTGAATTGTTGGATATAGGAGATGTCACCACATTGGTCACAGATTACACACCACCATCAAATATAGTAACCACTCATGGTACGGTTGGTCTACCAATAGAACGATTTGCAATACCATTAGTCTACGGTACAAATTACGTACACTGTTGGGATGATCGATCACGGTCATGGTTGGTAAAGGAGATTTATGATCTCAGTGGTTTTTATGAATTTCAGGTTCCAGCATGGAATCAATGGTTTTGGGTTGGTGTGTTCAATGAGGATGCTGATGAATATGTGTATGGGAAATGGATTGGTCATTTCTTAATATCAAAATCTGAAATTAATATAAGGTACTGACATGTAAAGTTTATGTTGACAGTTGGTTTGATATATGTATACTAGTGGTTAAATTAAAAAGGAGATATTTATGCGTTGGTTAAAGTTTGTTGCAAAATTGTTTGGTCGTATTGTTGGTGGTATTTTAGCTTGTGGTTTATGGTATGGGTTAGTATTTGTAATCACATCAATGTGTATGGATATTAAAGCTATTTTTATTATGTTATTAGTATGTCTGTGTCTGTTTGCTGTATGTGCTTTAGTCGGTGTATGTATTGCTGGTGTTTGTACATACATTCAATGGTCATGTAAACCACCCCTACTAGATCCAAAAAAATAAGTTGTTGACATTAATCAGTTTGTCTGTTTCAATACTCACCTAATCAACAGGAGAAAGACAAATGAACAAACTGATTAATGATTTGAAAGACAGTGGACAGGACTTCGAATTTTACCCCACGAAAGGTGCAATCGTTGCTGATCTTCATAAGGAATTGAATAAAACAATCCTATTAGATATTGGTGCGGGGAATGGTATCCTTTTCAAACAGCTTCGTGAACTTGATGAAGAATATGAATATTCCGTTAAGGAAGCATTCGCAATTGAGAAAAGTCAGATCCTGATTGATCAAATGGAACCCGATGTTTTTGTATTGGGTACGGACTTCCATCAACAAACGTTGATCGACAAAAAAGTTGATGCAATTTTCTGTAACCCTCCTTATACCGAATATGAAGATTGGTCAACTCGCATAATTCGAGAAGCAAATTGTCCAACCGTTTATCTTGTCATTCCAGATCGTTGGGAAGGTTCAACCAAGATCAAGAAAGCAATCGAACAGCGTGAAGCTAAAGTAGAGGTTCTTGGTTCATATACCTTTGAAGATTCTGAATTTCGGAAAGCTCGTGCTAGAGTCCAACTATTAAAAGTAAAATTAAGTTTTGGTGGTTGGAATTCCAACACGAAAGTTGACCCGTTCAGTTTATGGTATGATGAAAATTTCAAACCTGAAGTTGATAAGGGTATGAAAACCAAGAAGACCACCAACAACAAAGAATCATTACATGCATTGGTTAAGGGTACGAACCTCATCGAATCACTATCTGAGTTATACAACGAAGAGTTGAAAACAATTCAAGATCTATTCAATAGCATTAATCAGATTGATGCTACACTCCTTAAAGAACTTGGTGTAAATCAAAATGACGTTTGTGCATCACTCCAGATGAAATACAAAGGATTGAAAAGTTTGTATTGGAATGAGTTGTTTAACAACCTCAAAAAAATCACTGATCGTTTAACCAAGAAGACTCGTGATCAAATGGTTGCCAAACTTACCGGAAACACCAGTGTTGATTTCACACCTGAAAATGCTTATGCAACAGTAATCTGGTCAATCAAAAATGCGAATGAGTATATCAATGAACAACTGGTTGAAGTTTTCAAATGGTTGTCTACTCCTGATTACGTAAAGACATACAAATCAAATGAACGCTTCCTTAAAGAGACGTGGAAATTTCACGCTAGTGCTGATGATAATCCATACACCCACTATACGCTTGATTACCGCATTGTAACGAGTTGTGACCTGATGACCGACTCCTACTATGATAAATCGGGTACTGACCGTTTAAACGACATTATGGTGGTTGCTGGTAACCTTGGGTTTGATATTGTTGAAGATGTATTCGAACTTGATTTCAAACGTGGTAAAAATATGGATATCCACTATAAGAAGGATGGTAAAGAAGAGTTATTCTGTTCTTGTCGCTTCTATGCAAACGGTAATGGACACTTCAAATTTAACCAAGAGTTCATGTTGAAAATGAATGTTGAAGTTGGTCGAATCCTTAAATGGGTTAACACTCCGAAAGAAGCATCAGAAGAGATGGGTATCCCAGAAGACATGATGAAAGAACTGTTTGGGTCAAATACTCAGCTTGGGTTTGATAATACGAAACTGATCGGAAATTAACTGTTGACATATTACTCCATGTGACGTATCTTCATTAAGTAATCAATGAGAAACCTAATAGGAGATTGACGAATGAAAAAAGTTCCCGCTGAAAGTGTTGTCGAAATCGAGAAAGCTATTGCTGACGGTTATCAATTTTCCGTTGAATTGGGATTTGCTGAAGCCAATCCACTTAATGGTTCCGTAACAATGTGTAAAACACTTAAGGAAGCTGTTAAGGTTCAAGTGGATGGTGATCTAGTTGACGGGTATGAATTAGCGTTGGTTAAGAGATATACGGGATCAACGGTTGAAGATTACAAGACGATGTATCGTGGTTGGATTAGATAGGATTATATGACAGATGATAAAGTAAAACTCGGTGACCACGTTGGTGCTAGACGTAGGGTTAAAATAGGTGATGGGGTTCGTGGTAACCTATTGGTTGGACCAATCACATATATGGATGATGAAACATTCGATATAACCGTTACGGTTGGTGAAAAGGTATACATACATACCAAAGTATTAAGTGAGTGGAAGTTTCAATTCCTATGGGACGCTGATGGTATTGACTCAGATGGTATAAATATAGATACATACCAAACAATTATCAATAAACGATTAAAAAGGATTGATTATGAAAACATTAGTAAAACTATTTAAAGAAGCTAAGATGGATAAAGTACTTAAAGATATTATGGAACTTTCATCTGGAACGATTGGTTCAATTACGGGATTTAGGAAGTATTCGGATATCGAACAAGTCCGTAATGATTTCATCATGTGGTCACAGGAGCGAAGAAATCAGGGTTTCACATCGTGGCAACAAGCATGGGGTGCATTCAAAGATGGTTATGATGTATCTAAAAAGAAATTCCTATAAATAATGAATTAATTAGTTGACGTACTACACAATTTGATATACGTTAACACACATAACCAAGGAGAACTATGAAAACAATTTTAGATATGTACAATGATGGATCAGCTTATTTCAGGAAGATGTCGGATCTTGCAACTCAAAAAATGGGTTGGGGTGGTGACGTTGAAAACCGTGTGATGATCATGTTTCGGGATAAGGGTACACCTTCCAAACAGTATATCAACGGTGGTAGCTATTACTGGAATGCTGAAGGTGATGGTTGGTTCCGTCAGGTTGAAGGTATTGGAAAGGGTTATGGTTTGATTTTCAAGAATCTGAAAATTACTTCCAAGAGTCCATTAACTTGGGATGGTAAAAAGAAGTATGACCCAACTGGTAATACCAACATATTCAAAGCAACGTTCGAATATGTTCCAGATGAATACACGGGTGATGCTGATTGGAAGACCCGCTATGAAAAAGCCAATATCTGGTTGTCGGTTCCTGAAGATTTCGATCCACAACAAGCGGTTAAGCATGTAATGAAAGATCAAAAGAAATGGGTTCCTTAAGGAGATAAACAATGAAATGTTATGCTGATAAGTTAAGAGGTCTATCTGTTGAACGCTTGAAGGAAGAAATCAAGTATCAGACAAATAAAGTTACATGTGAACAACGAACCTTAGACACTATGTGTCGGGTGTTGGGTGAAAAATTAATAGTAACGTAGGTGTAAAGTGAATAAAATTTTAGAGTTAAACAACTCATATATGCCACACTCATTAATGGATGTGGAAAATGTGTTCAAGTTACTGGTTAAAGGTGATATTTGCGATGACCGTAAATGTGGTGCTAAAGCTATTGATGTTGATGAGTTTGATAATGTTGTCCCATACACATTCAGTGAGTGGATTACATATAAATGTGGGGAAGGTGTTGATGTTGATTCAGCAATGTCAACCGTAAAATTGGATATTCCGATTCCACAAGTAATTCTATCAACACAGTGTAGCCGTATCCCTGTGATTTCAGTAGCACCAAATCTAGAGAACCTATGGAAGCGTGATTGTGGTATATGTGGGTATTGTGGTGAACATGTTTTGTTAGATGTAGCCACCCGTGATCACATCTACCCACAATGTCTTGGTGGTGGTGATGAATGGAAGAATCTTATACTTGCTTGTAAAGAATGTAACTGTATTAAAGCAGACAGGTTACTTGAAGATATTGATGACATGGAAATGTTATACGAAGTCACGAATCCAAACCCTCTGAGTCTGATTTACCGGATGTCGGAATATGAAGTTGAGAACATGCCTGAACTTTGGAAAAAATTCTTCGTTGAGTATAAATAATATAATAGAACGAGGATATATTATGAAGAAACTTAAACAGATGTATGAAGGTAAAGGGAAGAAATTATCAAAAAACATGGTTGAATTGAAGAGTGCTGGTAGTGCATTCGACACAAAAACGGGAATGCTATATGCAATGAACGTTGATGGAACATATGACCCATCAAATGAGATTGATATTCGGGATGTTGATCCATGGGATCTTGATGTTGATCTGAACGATAAAGAGATTACCGATAAATTCCTGAAAAAGAATAAGTAATATACTTTAAAAGAGTGAGGTGGAGCGGATATTTAACGATATTCGCTTTATTTTTGTATAGGGTGTGTGTATAATAGATCAATACGGAGATCTATGATGGTTGGTATAATAATACCTACAAAAGAAAACACGACAGAATTATTTAAATGTATTGATTCTATATTCAATGAGACATCAGTCCCATACCGATTATATATAGCTGATACGGGTTCCACTGATGAAGTCAAGGAACTAACCAGAATGCATTTGATTGGACTGTATGGGGATGATTACAAGCTTGTAGAGTATGATTACTACAACTTTGCTAAGATCAATAATGATATGGTGAAGAATCACCTAGATTCTGACATTGACATGGTTCTGTTTTGTAATAACGACATCGAGATCATGACTGAAGGTTTAATTGACCGGATGGTTGAAGTTGCTGGGAAGAATAAAGCACATATTGGTACGGTTGGATGTAGGTTGGTTTATCCGAATGACACAATCCAACATGATGGTCAGAACTTCATTTTACCAAAGAGTAAAAACCTGTTCCCATGTTTCACACATATCAATCTTGGTAAGGATCATACAGACAGTGTTAATGACCGACACAGATTAACCAAGGTTAATGGGAATACGTTTGCATTATGTTTGATGTATCGATCACTGTTTGAAAATATTGGTATGTTGAATGAAGATTATATTGAATGTTTTGAAGATGTTGAATTGAATATGATATGTAATCTCCGTGGGAAGGTCAATGTGGTTATTGAATCGGATCAGTGGGCTTATCATCATGAGTCCCTTAGTCGTGGTAAGAGTAAGGAAGCACAAGAGCGTTTAACAATTGACTATCGTAAGTTGTATTACTTCACGATAAACAATATGAAATTTAAGTGAGGTTATATGGTTATTCATAAAACTGGGAAGAAAAAATTACATCGATATGTCCACTTTGGTCAATATGAAGAAGTACCCACACCGTTATGTGTTGGTGGAACAACGATGTATGATGGTAAATCATATCAGGTTCACCGGATGTGGAAATATGTTACATGTAAACACTGTATGAGGAAAAGGAAATGAAATTAGGAATATCGTATAATTTATTTGATGGGTATGAATTACTTGAATCATCTATAACAGTGATGCGTCCAATGGTGGATCATATCAGTGTTGTGTTTCAGGAGACATCAAACAATGGGAAGAATAAAATCGATAGAGCTTTGGTGATGAGTTTATTGAATAGATTGGTGAGTAAAAACCTTGTTGATACTGTAATTGAGTTCACCCCGAATACATCCAAGAGTCCACACAACAACGAGGTTGATAAACGACAGGTCGGGTATAATAAAGCGAGGGAGGTTGGGTGTTCACATTATATGTCAATGGATGTCGATGAGTTTTATTTCGACAACGAATTCAATAACACGAAAAAAATCATTGATGATGGTAATTATGATGGATCGATTATCGAATATGTTAATTACTATGGTGACTTTGCTCATCAAATCCCAATGTCTCACAATCAATACGTCCCATTCATATATAAGATAAACGGAGCACGGAGATTCCAGTTAGGTAATGCTCTATCGAATACCATTGTATGTGATCCAACTAGACAGATCCAATCCAATCAGGTTATTAAATTCGAATCGAATAACATCTTGATGCACCATATGTCATACGTGCGGGATAAAAACGGTGGTATGCGTAGAAAATTGGAGAACAGTTCAGCCCGTGTTAATTGGGGTCATGATCCAGAAGCAATCGAAGAGATGGTTAAATATTATGAAAACTGGACATCCGGTGATGATGGTATGAGAATAGTAAACATCAACAGGGGTAATAAGGTTGTTGGAAATGCAACTGAAAGATACCCATTACATTGTGGTGTACCAATGTTTAAATATATTGAATCACCTGAGTTATCAACAATAAAAGAGGATAAGTAATATGAAAGTGTATTGTGGTGAAAAAATAGTTGTTATGGAGAAGGGTGATACATCATCCAACACAAGAAAAAAAGATATGCATAGTGCTAGTGTTGTTATTTCGGATGATGGTGTTGTTATCAAGAGTAGATTCAGTAAACCATATTATGCAAGTGAATATAAGAGTCGTTCCGAATACTGGAAAGAACGTTGTGAACTAGCTGAGTCATATATTGAAGAAACACCAAGTGATCCAGATTTATACCCAGAACAATGGGAAGCATATAAAAATTGGGTGGAATTCAAGCTTTTGGAGAAACCTGAACTGGATTATAATAGAACTGGTAAACTACCAGATGGTGAATATGATGCGATAATATTTCAAGATCAACTACAGGTGGTATATAAAGGTTGTGGTTATAATTTCGTTACGTCTAACTTTAATGTTATAGAGATAGTACCGAAAGATGTTGTAGTGTATATCAAAGATGGGTTACTACAATGGTGGAAGTAAGAGCCATAATCATAGCCGCTGGTGATGCAACCAGATGGGGAAATCACCTCAACGTACCCAAACATCTTGTGGAAGTTGATGGTGAACCCATTTTAAATCGAACCATTAGACTACTCAGGGAACGTAATGTAACTGAAATTCACATTGTCGGACCCAACGATGATAGGTATCGAATCGAGGGTTCAGAATTATACATACCAAAGAAGAATAAGAATCATCTTGATGCTGATAAATTCCTAAACTCAGAACCGTTGTGGAATACATCTGGAAGGACTATTGTATGTTACGGTGATGTGTTCTTTACTGAAGAAGCGATGGATACGATTGTATTTTCTGAAATAAAAGACTGGACATTGTTCTGCCGATTTGATAAGTCTACATATACAGGTACTCCATGGGGTGAGTGTTTTGCACAATCATTCTACCCAAATGATATCAAGAGACATAAGGATGCATTACTACACATTGCGGATCTTAGGAGACATAGAAAGATTCTTAGGTGTGGTGGTTGGGAACACTATAGGGTTATGTGTGGTGTTGAAGATTCTAAACTGAATAAACATTTCAGACATGGGAACGCTGTGAATATTGATGATTGGACGGATGATTTCGATTACCCAGCTGATTACGATAGGTTTATAAAAAAGTGGAATAATAAATAGGTTGGTGTGAAATGAATGAAGATATAAAATGTATAAACGGTGAATGTGAAGTACGTGAAGATTGTGGTCGATTTGATTTGACAACTAAGACTGTACCCGTATATAGTCCGGTTGATACAGTGAATTGTTCATTGTTCACTGATAAAGGATAATAAATAATGGATGATAATTTCAGAATAGTTGATGAGTTGCAGTATAACATTACCAAAGCTAATGATTTATACCGTGTTGGTGAAGATCCATTGATCCACATCAACGGTGTCGGTGAGTATATAACCGACCAACGATGGGATGAAATGGTTGACGATCTTGAACATCTGATGGAACCTTCTGAATTTAAGACGTTCCGTGAACTACTGTTCGGTAAAGCGGGTAAGGTTACACATAAATATCCAATCGGATCACTTCGCAAAACGAAAGCTGAAGACAACTCGTTACCCAAGTGGTTAACGACCCGTTCAGGTGGGTTATACCATGTGAGTTCAAAGGTTGATGGTCTGAGTATGGTATTGGATTACCGTGATGGTGTCCTAGTTGATGCCGTTACTCGTGGTGATGGTGCTCATGGTGTATCACAATTTGAGAAGATCAAGCATATCGTTCCAACAACCATCAGTGGGATGAATGGTCAAATCCGTGGAGAGGTAACATTAACGTTCGATTCATTCGAAGAATTATGTAAGCTGGAGAATAAGGATTACGCTAATCTTCGTAATGCATCAGTCGGTGTTGTTAACCGTGGTGATGCGTCAATTGAAGCCGTTAAGTTGTTGACGTTCGTTGCATACCGTATTCTAGGTGTACCAACCACTGTACATGATCAGTTTAAAGATCTAGCAGAAATGGGATTCAATACACCAATATATAATATCCTCACACTACCAGACACTGATAATGTCATTGAATGTATGGTAACGTTGTTTAAAGAGTTTAAAGATCGTGAAAACTTTGAAATTGATGGGTTAGTGATTCATGATGAATCGAAACCATCTGAAACGGTTCTACTGCCGACAAACACAATTGCATTTAAGATCAACACCGCATACACATCAAAAGCTATCGGGATTGAATCCAACCTGTCAATGAATGGATTGATGAAGCCTGTACTGTTGATTGAACCAACTGAGATTGCTGGTACGATGGTTTCCCGTGCAACACTTCACAACTATGAAAATGTTGCCAAGTTGTATATTCACTACGGTGATGAGATTGAATTACAGAAGAGTGGAGAAATTATTCCATACATTCTGGATGTTCGAACATGTGAAACATCATCAGCCTTGATTCCAATCCCAACAGTGTGTCCACATTGTGCTACTGAGCTTAGATTTGAAAGCGTTGATCTGAAATGTTTCAACACGAACTGTAAGAAACAGATTCAACTACAACTGGTTGAATTCCTTAAACGGATTGGTGTAGCGAATGTTGCGGAAAAGAGTATTGCAAAATTCGGTATTGGAAACTTCGATGACTTATTAAATTGGAAACCAAACCCAAAATATAAGAGTGAAACTAAATTTTACGGTGAACTGAAAGAAAAAGTATTCACATCATCACCAGAAGAATTACTTTCATGTATGGTGTTTGATGGACTTGGTAAATCTACAATTGAAAAATTATTGGAATCATATTCGTTGGTTGACCTAATTGGTGGTGTTTTTGAATCACTACCTGACGGTATTGGTGATATCACCATGAATAATTTTTACCAGACATCAGCATCAAATTATAAGATCGTTGAGACAATAACAAATGATGAACGGTTCACATTGAAAGAGGAAGCACCTAAAGTTGTTGGTGGATTACTTGACGGTTTAACATTCTGTATTACTGGAAACCTTGAAAGTATGTCCCGTGATGAAGCATTCAAGATGGTTGTGAGTCATGGTGCTGATACTAGAACATCAGTCAGTTCAAAACTCTCATACCTCGTGAATAATGACATTGAATCAATGTCTGGTAAGAACAAAAAAGCAAAATCACTTGGTATTCCAATCATTAATGAAGTTCAACTACTTGCGATGGTATCAGAAAAAGATAATACTTGTGGTAATCTTTTTGATATGTGAGTGGTATAATAACATATGAACATTAAACAGCTGTGGATTAACCACAAAGTAAAGAAGGTTGATGCAGACATTCAACGGATGTTGGGTGCCATATCATCAAATAACAAAACTAATAGTGTAAATGAAGTTGTGGATGTATTATTCGGTTGGTTAGTATACTGTGGTCATAAAAAAAGGTATATTGATATTGCGATAACTAAACATATGAACACGGTTATAAGTACATCTGAACAGATACTGAAAGATAAAAGCAAAAAGGTTGATGTATGAAAAAAACACCGATTCAAGGAACGGACGATTTAGAACTTTCCATGGTTGTTACGGATCTTCTATGTTTTATTTCTGATAAATATGATGTTAGAAGTATTGATGAGTTTTCTTGTCCAATACATAAACGATTAGCTGAATTAACTGAATGGGAATATATTAAAAATAGGATAGGTAATGAAACCAATTAAGCGAGTTGAAGAAGAAGCGGGTATGGGAACTGGGATCATCGGTGATGGTTCTGCTGAAGGTGGTGTACTTGGTGATGGAGACAATACTATACCATCAAAGGTCGGTAAGGTTCAGAAGCGTAAGACCGTTGACGATGAAACTGATGAGGATTAGATATGTATAACGATTTTGATGTGACAATTTGTGGTTGTGATGGTTCACCCCGATGTATCATATGTAATGGTACAAACAAACTCATATTTCTAAATGGGGAATTACGTCCGTCTAATGAAGTAGAACTTGATGGTGGGAAACCAGATGATGTTAAGAGTTTTACCGATAAGTGATATCCACAATGAGTGGGGTATTTTCGATGACATAATCGAGAACTACGTTGGTACATTCGATTTATTATTAATCGCTGGTGACATCTTCGGTCATAGAATAACATACCCACAGAACTTTATTGATCTGATGGAAGATACCCAACGTAAAATTGATGTACCAATTGTAATGATCCAAGGTAATCATGATTGGTGGGATTGGACTATGTTCGATGACTCTAAAGATATCACAGTCTTACATAATACGACAATTGATATAATGGGTTTGAAAATCTTTGGAACCCCATATACACCACCGTTCTTGGATTGGAATTTCATGTCTGATGATACACCTGAACGACTTGGTGAAATATTCACGGGGATGATACCTGATAATTGTGATGTCGTATTGAGTCATGGACCACCATATGGTTACGGGGATACTTGTCGGAACGGTGGTTGGGGAAATGCACCAGATTTTCATATGGGTTCGAAAGAATTCACTAAAGGTATCAAACTACATAAACCAAGATATGTATTCTGTGGTCACATCCATACAGGTATTCGCTATTCGGAAATAGAGAACGGTAATGAAATAACAAAGGTTTTCAACGTCTCATGTCTTGATGAAGATTATGATTACAATAAAGGTAATCCTAGACCTGAAGTTGTTGAAATTGAACTTGTATAAATAATAGTGTTACATGATACGGAAAGATTCGCTACCTTAGAACCGAGATTGTTACGCCACACCCGATCCATCAATTAATTTTGGTGGATCTTTTTTGTATTAGGGTTTGACACCTATCCATTATTGGGTTATCTTCATCACGTAATCAATGAGAAACCAAATGGAGATTGAAATGAAAGAGTTTGTTAAAAATGTTGAAGCGGGTGTGATGATTCTTGATATTGACATCAACACGTATCAGGGTGGTATCCCGTTAAATTGTGAATTGGTTGTTTATGAAAGGGGTGATTATCGAGTCAGTGGTTCTGTTATAAATGGATCAGCACTTGCTCTCAATGGTTTCGATGAGATTGGAATGTTTGATTCCGATTTTAACCAACCGCAATATGCATTTGTTTGCTTTATTGATGAAGATGATGACTAACGGAGCGATGATATGATGCCTAAACATCCATGGTTTTATTATAAGCGAAAAGAATTGGGTTTAACACAAAAACAACTTGCTGATAAGATGTATGTATCACAAAGTGCCATTTCGTTAGCTGAGAATTTTGACTATCGATATGCTGAACCACTCACAATCCGAATAATTCTAAAACAGATCGAACAGGAGATGAAAAACAATGATGCGTAAAAAAACAATACTAAAGAAGCTTGCTGAAGTCCTCAACAAACTCACTGATGGGTATTATGGTAAACCATCAGTTCTTGACCAAACGAATGGATTCAGCCAACCAACCCTTTGTTGGGATGGTCCATATGATTGGGTTTCTTTTACGGGTGGTCAAAGTTACTGTTGTGGAGAATTGGGTAACTATTCACTGAAGATTGAACCCGAACTTCAGGGAATCATTGATCTCGCTAAAGAAAACGGTTACTACTTCGAACCTAATAACTGTTGTCAGATTTGTCTTGCTGACTAGGGGATTGTTAAATGGAAGAAAGTAAATGTCCACGATGTCAGTATGACATCATCACCGATGAATGGGTTTATGTTTGTGTATCATGTGGTGAAGAGACTTGTCCAGATTGTGCTGGACGGTGTGGTTGTGATGTTGAAGATTAACGGGAGATATATTATGAAAGAGTTTTTTGAAAATGTAGTTGGTGATATTCCACAATGTGAACAAGTTCAATTCGACACTGAAGCGCAATTAACAAAACTCATGGTGGTTGGAAACCGACTTGGTTTATATGATGCCGTTGATGTATTGCGAAAATTACAGATTGAATGGGGTATGAAAAACAATGAAAATGTTTAATGAAGAAGAAGAGCGAATTCTGTTTTGTGCATTACAAGAATACCGTTCACTGATTGTTAGTGAGATGGAAGATGGTAAAATAACCAGACAACAACGTAAAGATTATAAAATAGCCACTGAACTTCGGGATCGAATTTTAAAATAACGGTTGACATCATCACTGATCTATGCGATACTCTTTAAGTAATCAATGAGAACCAAGGAGTTTTAGATGGATGAAAAAGTAGAAAAATCAAAATACCTCGTTATTGAATCGAAGGTTGATCGAAATATTGTAGCTGTTGGTGAACGTCGATCTTACCGATACTTCGGTGACGGGATAAACTCAGAGGTGATTTCCAACATCCTGAACGGTGGAAAAATCAACTGGGATGATAAGACCTTCAAAATCGTTGAAGGGAAGTTGGTTAAATTTAAAGATACAATTCTCGAACCAGATGAGTATAATGTAGTCTACAAAGGGTTCAATGAAAACCAAGCTGAGAAAGCTTATGAAAAACGAGGTATTACAAAATGAGTGAAACAATCGAAAACGTGTTGAGTGAAACATTCTCAGAAGAACAAAAACAAGCAATGGTTGAAGTATTTAAAGGTGATGGTACTGGTGATTTCACTAAGTTCAAATCCATTGAAAATCATTACCGTGGTAAGTTCATCAACGATACATTTGAATATTACCCAGAGTATATGACGTGCTCATATATCAATACTGAAAAAGCTGATGGTGCAAACTTTCAATTTAAATTTACCACATTGGATGATGGTTCAATTACACTTTCATATGGTAAACGTACTTCACTGCTTGACATGAGTGATAAATTCTTTGGTTACCAAGAAGTTGTTACTGGTGATCGATACACCGAATTCACTGAAATGATTTTTGAATTTATGCGTGACTTCGAACATCGTGAAGTAATCGTGTATGGTGAACTTATCGGGAGTAAGATCAATAACCGTATTGATTATGGTGATGGGAAGAAAGTTCTATTCTTTGATATCTCAATTGATGGGTTCTACGTAACTCAACGTCAATTCTTCGAGTTCATGAATTCAAAAGAGTTTGATGATATCACCATTCCAATCACGGGTATCTATGATACTTTTGATGAAGCAATGGAAGCTGATGTTGAAAACGTTCACACGTTGATCAATCCTGATGCTGATCCAGAAAATGATAACTCATACATTGAGGGTGTTGTAATCAAACCGTATGATGTCATCGTAACGAACAAAGATGATCAACAGGTTCTGTTTTACGTGAAACATAAATCTGATCGGTTTGCCGAAAAGATGAAAGTTCGGAAACATAAAACACCAGCTGTGATCAACCCAGAGGTTCAGAATGCACAGGACGTGTTTGCATCATACCTAACCAAGAACCGTTTGATTGGTATCTTCTCTAAGATGGGTGAGATCGAAACACCGAAAGATATGGGTCAATACATCAAAGCGATGTCAGCTGATGCACAAGAGGACTTCCTGAAGGATAATATGGAACTGTTCATGGAACTTACGGATAAACAACGTAAGTTAATCTTCAAGGTTGCTGGTAAGGTTGTCAGTAAAATGTTGCAGGAATATTTGTAGGAGTTGTTATGGATACGAAAACTAAAATTGATGTGGAGATAAATGGGTTAGTTGTTGATTTCATGTATTATGATCGGAAGGAATGTGAGGATCTTCCGATTGGTGTAATCGAAAAAGCATTGAAAGATGGTGAGGTGACTGTTGATGATATGGTTGGTATGTTCCGTAAATATTTAAATGGGTGTGTGGAGGATTAATTATGGGTTCATCAAGTACAGGTTTATTATTTTTGGGTATCGATCTAGCTGATTACGATTGGTGGAATGAAGAAACTGAGGAAGAGATTGATTGGTATGAAATTTCCGATGAATGGAAAAAAATGAACCAACCAACCAACTTCGATTATCAACCACATTCGTCGGATTGGACTGAGTGGAGAAACGAAGTCACTCTATGGGAAAAAACCAGTCCTTCAAATATATCGATTAAGTCATATGGTTACATGGATGAACCATACACATTTATTGCAATTGGGTATCACGTATTTAAATCTTATGACTTTGGTGTGGAAATGGTTGATGTTGGTAATCTACATTCATCAGTTACTTTAATCGAAGAAAAAGAATTACGAGAATTCTGTAAATTCGCTGGTGTTGAATACAAAGAACCTAAGTGGTATTTGGGTAGTTATTATGGGTAAATTATTACGCATAGGTGGGTTGACACTAGATACAGATCATATTATGGGTTATGCGCTGATCAATGATCTACCAATGGATACACCAATGTATACATTCAAACTCCCAGATGGTCTGTATCCAATCGTATACTTTGATGAAAGAACTGTTCTGATTGCGGTTGATGTTGATGAACCAGATTTTATGAATATCAGTCGTGATGATTTTGAGTGGATAAATATTTGAGAAAACGGTTGACATACATCAGGGTTCGTGTCATTCTCTTTAAGTAATCAATGAGAAACCTAACAGGAGATCGAAATGACCACTGAAAAACGAAATGAGATTGTGTTGGAAGAGAATATGCTTTATATCAATACGTTCGAATACAATCTGGATAAGATTATTTCGAAATTAGAAGATCAAACTGGTTTCAAGATTGATGTTGATGTGACCTACTCCAAAGATGGGTCAATCGTCAAGGTGAATAAATTCTTTAACTAGGAGATTGAATCATGAACAACAAAAAGAAATTTATAATTTGTAACAATGGTATCGACTTGGGTTATGATCCACTGTGGATGACTGTTGGTGAGTTCGATGAAGCTAATGCGGTTGCATATACAGCAACTGATGGAAAGCTTCAGTGGATGGAAGTTAAACTGTTGAAAGGTATGTCTGTGTCGGTTTATCGTGATGCTGATGGTGGTGATTGTACTCTTGGTGGTATCTCTTCCAAATATAAACGTTTAATCCTAGTTGGTGCTTGTGTACCAGAAATATTCGAGGAAACTGAAGATTGTCCTTCTATCCTACTTAAGATCCATATGGGTCAACCGATTGCGGTTCCAGATACAGATAAGTGGACTATGATGGGTGGAAACTTCCTCTACACTTGTGACAGTCGGTTCCGTGAAAATGTTAATCCGTATCCGATTCGTATCCATGACCGGATTGAGGGGTAAGTATGACTGATGAAATGCGAGAAGTATTTGAATATTGGTGGAAAAACCAAGAGGTTCACCCTGAACCATATGTCATGGAATTAGCATTTAAAGAAATAGCCGAAAATGCTTGGGTAGCCGCTATTAAAGGTTGGGAATAATTATGAGTGAAAAGATCGCAGAACTGTTGGTACACTATTACAACGAAATGAGTATAGAAAAAGAGATTGATGAAAAATCAACTGAAGTTGTTATTGAATCGCTCGAAGATGATGGGTTTGATGTTGGTGTCAATGAGTATGGTCAAATTGAAATGTATTGAGTTACTTTAATAATGAATGATATTACATCAATACATACACGAACGTTACTTAGGATGTTGAACTCAGCTAGACGTGAGAGATCATGTCAAGCGGTTTATGATATGCCATACTGGTATGATGTCGATCATCCATACTCTATTAAAGAGCTTAAGACTGAACTTGCAACACGGGAACATATCCCGAATAAACAAGAAGCTAGGAAAATCAGACAGGAACGTGCAAAACGAGGTAGATGATAATGAGTGAACATATTGTATATGATGAAAAGTGTGTTGAGAGTGGTGTGTTAGCCGCTGTTGGTATTGCACAAGAGCAATTGATTAACTTCCGTGATTATGGAAATACAACTCCCGATGGTCACTACCGTGTCCTAATTGAATACTGTGATCATCCAATGGAAGATGAATAATGGTTGACAGCTTAATTTATGTAGCAAGTCCATTTACAACTGAAGATGAACAACTCAAGGAATATCGGTTTGAGGTGGTTTGTGCGGTATGTGCGGTTATGATGCGGGAAAGTGGTTTACATGTATTCTCACCAATAGCTCATGGTTACCCTATCGCAAAATATGGGTTGCCAACAGATTGGGGTTACTGGGAGGATGCATGTACGGTTATGTTATCTAGGTGTCAACGTATCGTTGTGTTGATGTTGGATGGTTGGGATACATCAACTGGTGTACGTGGTGAAATTGAGTATGCAACAAAGATGGGTTTAGTGATTGAATATATTGATCCATGGTGTTATGTTGATTTTAACGATTTTGAAAAGGAGAAATAAATGAATGTTAAATGTATTGATGTATTTAATATGCCACACTTAAGTTTGAATGTGATTTATGAAGTAGTTGACCCTGAAGCGTATTTCGAACAATTTGAAATTTATGATGATTCGGGTAGACGACATATATATAGATCATCACGTTTCGTGGAAGTTGCAATCAATTTAGTTAGTGATATCAAAAAATTGACTGATAAAACCGATGAGTTGATTGCATATATGGAAATGATGGTTTTTAAACGTGATACTCGAATTGAACAACAGGATAAGATCATTAAACAGTTATTGTCGGTGGTTGATTCATATGTTCAACCATCTAAAAAATATCGGGTTGACCGAATAACTAATCTGATTCATGATCTAACAGAGGATTGGATCTAATGAAACAATGTGTTAAAGTCAACTGTGGTTACGGTAATTCATACCTGTCGTATCAGCGATGGGTTCCACTTGAAAAAGTGTGGTGGAATATGGGTACATGGGATGGTGGATTTTGGAAAGTGATCACAGAAGGTGAATATTATGAAAATTGATTTTAAAGACGTTGACTTAGAAAACTTCATCATAAAGGATGGTTTATTCTGTGGTATTCCAGCTAAGTTGGTTTGTCCACAACATATCGGATGTCATTGGACACAGGACAACAAAAATTTCCGCTCTTCAATTTGGAGTGAAGATGGTGAATTGTTATCAGCTGGTTTTCCAAAGTTTCCAAACTTGGGAGAGAACCCAGAAGTATTCCCAGTCCCTACATCATTGGACGGTGCAACCATCATTGATAAGATGGATGGGTCACTGTGTATTGTAGACATGGTTAATAATAAACTGTCGATGCGTACCCGTGGTACATTCACATATGAAACAATGCAGAATGCTGAAGACTTTAAAGGTTGTCAGGAAAAGTACCCTAAAATTTCTGACTGGATGAAGTCACATCCTAATATCACTTTGATGTTTGAAATCACAACACCAAATCTACGGATCGTGTTGAATTATGGTGATGTGCCTGATTTGACTCTTATTGGTGGTATACGCAAGGGTGACTACACTTTGATATCTCAAGACGTTTTAGATATTATCTCTGATGATATCGCTGTTAAACGTCCAGTAAAGTATACTGCCGATAGTGTAGATGAGTTGATTGATGTGATGAAGGGTATGAAGGGTATCGAAGGGTGTGTATTGTACACCCAGAATGATCAGGTACTTCACAAGATCAAGAGTATCGAATACATCAACCTACATTACCTGAAGTCGTCGTTGGGTGAAACGAAGCTGGTTGATTTAATTGAATCACTTGACTACATGTTTTTCCCTATGTTCAAAAAATACATCACCGATAAGTTTGATCACGAATGTTGGAAGTCGATTGAAAAGCGAACTAAGGAAATTTACGGGTTGTATGATCTGTATGTTGATGGGTTCCAGTGGTCGTTTAATGTTCTGTTATCTATTATGGAAAACAATGAATGGACTATTAAGGATAACCGTGGAGATATTGCACGGTTCATGAACACGGGTTGGATCAATCCTAATATTGCATTTGAACATAGAGAAAGTATTGATAACACATTCAAAGATTTATGTGGTGATTACATCCCGCTGATCTTCATGAAACTTGATGATAAGTTTGATTGGAAGTCTGATAAAACAAGACGTTGGATGAAGAATATGATTATCAAAGGGTTGGATGCTTAAAATTAATTCAAGAGATTTCAAGAATATATGGTTCTGTAGTGATATCCATGCATATCATGATAAAGATTTTCTATATGAACCCCGTGGGTGCGCAACGAAAGAAGAGCATACCGAAATGGTTCGTGATGGTATCAATAAACTAGCGGGGAAAAACGACCTCATATTAAACCTTGGTGATCAAGCGTTGACCTGTACGTATAATCAATATCTTGATTTTTGGGATAGTATCAATTGTCATAGCGTTTGGAGTATCATCGGGAATCATGATCGAAGATTTGAACGGATGTTAAAATACGTTGAAGAATGGAATTATGATTTACCAATCTCCGATGAGGGTGAAAAAGCAATTGAGTTATGGAAACGTAAAAATTATCGATCATTGACCAAGCTTGAAGATGTTCAAATTAAATTCCCATCAAAAGTTGTTGGTAAAAAGGATCTAAGATATAATATGATGCTTTCTCATTTCCCAATGCTGTTGTGGAATAATATTGAATATGGTACGTGGAATCTACATGGTCATTGTCATGGAAACCTACCACTATCATCAATCGAGTACACGGAACATAAGCGGTTGGATGTCGGTGTTGATAACGCTTTGAAATATTCTGGGAATGTTATGTTCAGTTTTGATGAGGTTCGTGATATAATGAGTAAGAAGAAAATAACAAAGCTGGATCATCACTAGGAGAAAATATGTTTAAAAGATGGAAGAAGGTCAAATTAGAGATTGAACCATTACCGGAAATGGTGACTAAATATTCACGTGAATTGCATTTCACCACTAAATATAGTTCATATCCATCACTTATATCCACTGAAAACAGTATCGAAGAGATGTATAACGATAGCATCGCATTTGATGACTTTATTATTTGGTTCAATAGTGAAAATGGTTCGGATAAACATACAATACCATTAGCTAATCTATCTCAACTCACCATTACCCGTGAAAATATCGTTGGGTTCGAAATAAGCACATCAGAAAAAAAAGTTGAAAAGGTAACCAACAATGACAAGAGCAAAGAATTATAAAACCTGTGACGATTGTACTAAACTGGTTGATCGAATTAAAGAATTTGAAGCGTTTGCAGTTTGGGTTAAGAATTTAGACGCAACACGATATGATGAAATTTCACTTCGGGTCGATGAAGTGCTCGTAAACAAAGGGAATTACTATGCTTGATGATGCTTATACACCAACACCACAGGAATTATATATTAACTTTCATAAACGGATTTGTGATGAAATCAGAGAATTATCAAGACTGAAACAAAACGACTACTGTGATCTAAGTAATAAAGAAGATCTATACAGCGTGTTTGGAAACTTCATGAATCCAGAGAAAATGGGAGTCGCTGATTGTCAGACGGTTATGATGTGTCGATTGATTGATAAATTCACACGGTTGGTTAATTGTACGAACAAGGGTGAGTGTGGTGTCGAGGATGAAGCGTTAGATGATACGTTGATGGATATGATGAACTTCCTAGTGTTGATATCATATTACCGTTCACTGAAGAGTGATGAAAAAGATATTCCGTTTTAATAGTTGACAAATCCGATACTACGTGATACTTTGTATATATAACAAACGAGGAATATAATCATGATCAATATAGAAGATGCGTGTGTTAATATAACGTTTATCGATGACCAGAAAGTTTCATATAAACGATCTAAAAACAAAGAATCGATGTTACAGAAGATATTTGAACACATCAGTGACACCACTGAGTTAACGATTAAAGAAGTTAAGGAAATTTTGGAGTGATAATGTCAAAGAAACCAGTTAAAATGTTCGTGCTTGTTGGACTTCCAGCAAGCGGTAAAAGTACAGTAAGAGATGTTCTAGCAAAACACCTATCCAAGCTTGGTCTTGCATACACCATCGTTTCACCTGATGATATTCGGGGTGAACTATGTAATGGTGATGTGACTGATCAAAGTCGAAACAAACAAGTTTTTGAACTAGCACATGACCGACTGAATAAAAACCTTAAGGGTGGTCGTTCAGTAATCTTTGATGCAACCTGTGTTGATCTTAAGACTCGTAGACAACTGATTAGAATTGCCGATAGATCGAAAGCTGGTAAAGTTGCTGTCTGGATGGATACATCTCTTCGGGTATGTAAACAAAGAAACAGTAAACGTGATCGGGTTGTCCCTGATTTTGTATTCGATAAGATGAAACGTAAATATAAAGAACCAACAATTGATGAGGGTTTTGATTCGATTATCCGTGTTGGTAAGAAAACTGTATTGACTAATGTGATTTAAATGGTTATCAATCACATGGTCAACGCCCCATGTTGAGCGGCGTGGTACACGTACGTTCCAACTGCTGGTTGGGTTTTAAACATTAACGAAGGAGAATAACATGAGTGATAAAGCGTTCAACGATGCGGAATATGAAGACAGAATCCAT